TTCTACGTGTCCAAGTTCATTTTTACGATTATGTTATCAGTCAAAGGGCAATAAAATAATATCAATATTGAAATTTTCCTTTAAATAACGGCCTCCACGGTCTTTTTTATATATAATCTTTTTGATTATTGTAGATAATAACTCGTTTTTTTCTTCTGCTGTCATTTCGGGAGCATATTTACTCAAAACATCTTCTAAAATAGGTATTGCTTTCTTTTTATTATTAAATTCTTGAGTTAGATTATTTGCGTTAGGTAACTCTTGTTTTTGATTTATTAGTGCTTCTAATTGACTATTTAAAACATCTATTCTTTTTTTAAAGAGGTCTTTAGTATAAGCTCCAGCCTCTACTAATTCGCACGCTTTTTCAATTTGTGAATTGACTTTGTCGATTTCATTATCTATCACTTGTATAATTTCTTTATTATCTCTTATTTCTTTTTTTACTTCTTCTTCGTAATTATCAACATATTTCTTATAATCTTCTTTTATTATTTTTAATGTTTGTAATATTTTTGTTTCTACAAGTTCTAAATCGCTTGATACACATTTACATCTAGGTCGACTACACATGAGAGTATCGGCGTGCGCCGGCGTTATACTTTCTTCTAATGTAGTTACTGCTTTATCAAACTCTGTAGTTTCTATATTTAATAATTTCTTTAGATCTTCCCATTTATTAGCGTACGGCATAGTAAATTTATCGTCATTACTAGCGAACCAGTGGTCTACACAGCATTTAGATACTTTTAAAGCTCTAGCAATATCGTTTAGACTATAGTCTCCTTTATGTTCTCGAAGCAATAATCTTAACTTAGTCTTATCAACTTCGTAAACTCGTTTTACTGTAGGTTTTGCGTCTTTTCTTATATAGTATGGTCGTCTTGTCATATTATTACCACAATACCCACAAACAACTAAACCAACAAGAGGGTTTTTTAATTCTTTCTCATCTGGTACAGTTTTAACTCGATTACTTAAAAACTTTTCCTGTATTCTACTACGATATTCTTCATTTAAAATACTATTTTCGTAATGTTTACCTTTGACGAATAAATAATCATTATTATTAGGGTTTTTTCTTACAATTTTCCCATTTACTAAAGTTGTAACAGTTTTTCGTCTGTCCCAAGTTAAATAGCCGTATATAGTTGGACTTTGTAATATATTTCGTATCATATTGGCCGTCCACTCCTTAGCTTTTCTAGGAGTGATTTTAAGGTAGTTAAAATAATGTGCTATGTTTGTTGGTCTCATATCGTCAATTATTATCTTAATTGTCTCTCCAGGTTTAAAAATATCGTTAGGTATATGTATATGATCCACCTTTATATGATAAGTAGCTGATATACTCTCTAATGTATCATTTTCTTGTATTGTATAATCAATACTTTTACTGTCTACTATAAGTTTTATACTGTAATTGATTTTTAAATCTAAATTATGAGTAATTATTACTTTTTTATGAGTACCAAAAGTTTTAGCTATTGTAGATACTGTATCATTTTCTTTTACTGTATAAGTAGTATTAAGACCGTTTAAAAATAAATCAGCCATAAGTTTAACCACCTTAGCTTCCGACTCATTTTCAACTAGCATAAAACCCTTTTCATTTGGTATTTTTATTTTATTAGATCCATAAGGAAGTACAGATCCTACATAATTACCTTCTTTAACACTTCTTACACGCCCACGAGATAATATTCGTTTAGTATATTTTAAGTATTTTCTTGACTGATATAAACCGTCTTCAAAGTAGGAAAGATCATCTTCATTATCAAGATCATAAATTTTCATAGGCGTTACTATTTTTGTACCAGTATACTTAAATGTTTGGGCTATGATACCTTGATCTATAGTATTACCACGCGCTAGACGTTCTATTTCAATACATATAACGCCTTTTTTATCGTCATTTTCGATCACTGATAATACTTCCTGCATTACTGGACGATTTTCGATAGTATCTCCAGACGCTACCTCTCTATAAATATTATGCTCTGGTATAGGTTTACCGAATATTCCTATTATAAAGTCTTGTAAGTCCTTTTCATGCCTCTGTAATGTTTTTTCTATAGACTCGTCTTTAAAATAGTCCATATCTTTACGTGATTTTCTTAAATATATTATTAACATATCTAATATCTCGTCAATAGATAGATTACTAGGTATGTGTAAAATTCTCAAAAATGTTTCTAAATTCATATTATAGCACTTTCTTTCTTTTAAATTTTATGCTATAATCGTATAGAAAAACCTATACAATTATAGTTTCTCTATTATTGTTAAGAGTGTGATAGCTTTTGTGGTTTTTCATTTTGACACTTCATGTTCGCGCATGACGTGTCTTTTTTATTTACTTATAAAACATATAAGTTTATTGTCTTCTAAACAATTCATAGATACTTTTTCTTTTAAATCATTTTTTATTTTTCCAACAACTTTATTATTATTTATTAAATTGTTTTCTTCAATAATAAATGACTCTCCGTTATTGAAATTCTGTAATAATTCAATATCATAAACTTTTAAAAAGCCTTTTCTACATATTACAGCAATAGTATAATTTTCTCCGTCATAATCATAAATAAGACCATAATCATATTTACTACAAATATCGAAATATTTTTTATCAACTTTATTTGTAATTCTAATATATGTACCTTTACTTCTATCGTAAACGGTAAAATAATAACCTTCGACATTGTCATTGACTTCTATAGATATAAATTTACCTTTATAATATGAAAAGTCTTTTTTATTGCTTTTTACACTTATTAGCTGTAATGGTAATTTTTCAGTCGATTTCTTTTTAAATAAACTAAACATCTTTTAACTCCTTTCTAATGGTAAAAAATGGTAAAATAGTACATTTCCTTTTATAATATTTCCTCGAGGAGGGGGTTACATGATAACAGATATAATATATAAAGATTTAAAAACAAATGATATAGATATATACTTATATATATTATTTATAGAATATTTCATTTAAGAAATATTCTATTTATTATCATGATCTTTCATAATAAATTGTTTATTGGCTTTCGCAAACTCAATTAAAGTATTAAAATTTTCTTCGCTTAATTCTTCATTTTCGTCTAAAAAGCCTTTTTTCTTTAATGTATTTTTTAGCATTTCCATTTCTTCTTTTTCTGTTAATTGTTTTCTATCTTCATTAAGCTGTAAATCTCTTCCTAAAAGATCAGCTAAATCAATATTAAATATTTTTGATAATTCTATAACATTATCAATACTCGGAGCCATTTCTTCATTTTCCCACCTAGCAATAGTCGTTTGATTTACGTTTGCGAGTTCTCCTAATTTATTTTGAGATAACTTTTTTTGTTCTCTTAAAAACTTTAAATTTTTAGAAAAATAATTTTTCATAATGTCCCTCCTACAAGTAATTATAATACTTTTTAAATGTAAAGTAAATAAAAATTATGCGAAAAAGCATTTTTCATATTGACTTCTGCGAATAAGCATTATATAATGGTTACAGTTAGGAGGGATAAAGTGAATACTCAAATTAAAGAAGAAATAGCAGCAGAGCTAAGAAAAATAAGAGCTGGACTTAATTTGAGCTTGGAAGATGTATCTTCTAAAAGTGGTGTTAATAAAGATACCATTTGTAGATACGAAAACAACCAAGTTAATATGAATATTGATATTCTATTTAAAATTTTATGTTCCTATGGAATTGACTTTTATATTTTTTTTAAGAGTATCAATGCGAATAAGCAGAATACAACACCAACCGAAATATCAAACACTAATTAACATAAAATTTAATGAGGTGTTGAAATGGAAAATACAGAAAGCTATCACACAATTAAAGAGCTTACTCTAGGCAAAACTCAAATTAGAGTTTGTATCGAGTCTATTCCAACAGAAGATCAAGTAAAAAAACGCTTAATTAAAATTTACGACGTTGTAAATGATATAGCACATAAAGCTGAAAAACGCGGAGTTGATACTTCTAAATGGTTTTACACTCCAAAACAAATTCGTCAGTTAAAGGAAAGTCCAGAAAATAAATTTATTTAACTTTCTCTAGAAGGACAAGCTCTAAAAAAAGAAGGAGAAACTATCATGAGAAAAAAACGTAAACTTAAAACTTGGGTAAAAGTAACCCTAACAATATTATTAACCATTATTATTGGTTTAATACTAGGTCTAATAATCAAGAAAGGAGTCGACGACTTTGAGGAATTAGCAAGACAATGCGATCAAGACCGTGGCTATACTTGCTCTTATTATGATATAAGACAATATTCCTTAGGCAAGTAATTAAATATGTATGGAAGATCTAATAAAAAAAGATTTATAAGTTGTAGACTAACTCATAAATCAAAATGTAAACTTTCTACTAATTTACTCTCTAATTGTACCATATTTAGGGGGTAAAGTCAAAATATGGACGATTGGAGGTAAGACATGAAAAACGTTAAAGATAATAACTATATAATGCATAGTACCTATAACGAACATTTTAAGTTATTAACAGACGCTGAATTAGGTCGACTTATTAGAGACGTAAACAATTATGTAGAAAATGGTGTTTTACCTCAATACTCCAATGAAGAAAGAGTCTTAAATATGGCCTTTAGTTTTATGAAAGCAACCATTGATATTGAGAAAGCGAGATACCAGGAAAAATGTAAAACTAATAAGGAAAACGGATCTAAAGGTGGAGCACCTAAAGGAAATAAAAACGCATTAAAAAAACAACCGAACGGTTTGGAAAATAACCCAAAACAACCGAACGGTTTAGAAAACAAGCCTATTGATATTGATATTGACAATGATATTGATATTGGTATTGGTATTGATAATGACATTGATAATAAAAAAAGTGTGTGTAATAAAAACGCGTACGCGAAAAATATCACTTGTCATTTAGGAAGTAAATACAAAGAGGAGTCTTGCTTTTACTGTATGAAGAAAAATTTATGTAAGAATAAAGACTCTCCTAGTTTTAAATTCGCACACCCTAACGAAACATTTAGCGAGTGGAATAAAAAATTAGAGCAAAGAAAAGAAGAAGTCATAAAAGAATTAGAGTCTATGGGTAAAAACCCAGATATAGAACTTATTGATTATGACTGGTTAAACGAAGACTTAGACACGTAAAGGAGGAAATAATATTATGAGAATAACAAGTGTTAAAGTTAAAAAAATAGAAGAAAAAAATTCACGTTTAGTAGGAGTAGCTACTGCTGTAATAGATAAAGTATTTATGATCGAAGACATTAAGATTATTAAGGGCGACGAAAAATTATTTTTAGCTATGCCGAGTCAAAAAATGCCAGACGGATCATACAAAGATATAGCACACCCACTTAACGCAGACTGTCGTAAATTATTTGAAGACGCTATTTTAAATGAATATGCTAATTGCTAATGAAATATGGAAATCTATCGAGTATGATCCTCGTTACCAGGTATCAAACTACGGAAGATTTAGAAAGAAAAACCCTAAAAATGGTTACAGGTATTTAAAACCATTTCGTAAAGGTAATCTATTCCAGGTAAAAATAAAAGATAAAGATATGAATTGCGCTAGATTAGTAGCTAATGCTTTTATAAAACAATTATCTAAAGAAGATCGTGTTTATCATAAAAATAAAAACGAAAGCGATAATTATTATCGAAATTTAGAAATTGTAACTTTAAAAGAGTTAGGAAAGCGTACAGGCCATATATCTAAGTCGCAGCGTGTAGTCGAAGTAAAAGGCGACGAAATAATAAGAGACTGGCCTTCTGCTCGTAAAGCTGCTAAAGACTTGTATATTTCATATCAAACAGTTATGGACTATTGTAATAACAAAGTTAAAAAGCCTATGTTTAATCTTATGTGGGAAGACGATTACTTCGATATGGTTTTCGAGCCATTTGTTTGGGAGAAAAAACGGAGGAAATATGAAGTTAAAAATTAAAAAACATATCAAACAATTTATAGATTATACATTAACAGACGAATTTAAGTCAATAGTCATGATCTCGCTAGTTTGCTTTACCGTTTGTGGCTTCTTATTTGGAGTAATCTCTACAGCTTTAGTAAATGAAACTTTAGACGTAGCTACAGATCAAAAAGAAAAATACGATAAATTAGAAGCTAAATACGAAGAATTACAGTCAGACTATAACAGACTCGAAATGTGGAGTCAAGAAGTCTACGAGTTATTTATTACTTGTCAAGAGACTGAAAGTTGGTACGAAAAGTTTTATTACGATAATGTAGATAAATATACTGGAGAAATTGAGGGCGAATATTATGAGTAATATTATTTGTTTAGTCTTTGGTGTACTTATCGGAGCAATAATCGTTTATATAGCTTATCATGATACCTTAAAAAGTAAAGACACTTTGATAGACGATTATAAAAAAGGTATCGAGATCCATAATAAACGTGAACTTAGACTTATATTTATAAATCAGTCTACTAAAGACTATGTAAAAAAACAACAAAATATTATTAAAAGTAACTATGGTAAAAATGAAAAACCAACTACAGACGATACTATCGCAGCTGGTTACTATAGTGCTCTTAAAGATGTCGAAAAAACTATCACTCAATTAGAAAAGAACTCGGAGGATCTTATAACAAAGGAGTGATCTTATGTCTAAATCTAAACCTAGATATTTTAGAGTAAAATTCGGACGTAAAACAGTTAGGCCATTTAAAAAGCCAGATATTGATAATATGATCGTAAACTGTAAAAAGCGTATGGCCGAAGCTGAAACAAAAGAGGACCAGGAACAATATTACTTATGGTATAGAAATTATATGATATTACATCTAGGTAGAAACTTAGCTTTTCGTATAGAGGACGAGTTACAATTAAAAACAGACAATTTTAAAAACGGCGGTATTTATACACGAGAGTTTAAGACTGGAAAAGAACAGACATTTGAACTACACCCTTCGCTAGCTAAAGATATTGAAGAATATATAAATAAATTCGAGTTAGTCGAAGGAGAATATTTGTTTAAGAGTCGTAAAGGTGTTAATAAACCTATAACACGTCAAAGAGCATGGCAGATTATAAAACAATTAGCTAATGAAGTTAAAATCAATTATGTTGTAGGCTGCCACTCTTTGCGTAAGTATTTTGCTCGTACATATTACGAACAAACAGGAGATCTTATCGGACTATCAGAGATGTTAAATCACTCTAGCGAAAGAGTTACCTTAATTTATATCTGTTGGGAGGCTGACGATAAGGAAGAAAAAAGAAAAGGCTTCTATTTAGGAGGTTAATCATGAATAAACAAGAGCAGCTTAGCATTATAGATAATTCTACAACTTATGAAGTAGATAAGACACAAAATAAGGATCATGTAGCTACTCCTCGTTGGGTAGTAGAAAATATATACGATTTAATTGATATTAAAAGTTTTAAAATGATATGGTTTCCTTTTAATAACTACGATAGTCATTTTAAATTAAAAGCTGACGAATTAAATCTACAATATAAAGCTACACATATCTTTGACAACTTAGGTAATGATTTCTTTACTACATTACCACCTAAAGACTGTGATCTGCTAATTAGTAACCCACCTTTCTCACAACAAAACGAAATTATAAAAAGAAGTTTTGAATTAGTGGAGCTAGGTTTAGTTAAGTCTTTCTGTTTATTACTTCCTTTATCTACTTTAGAGACTCCTAAAAGAGCCGAGATATACGAAAAGTATATTGATAAATTAAACATACTTATCTTTAAGAAAAGAATTAAGTTTTTAGGAAAATCTACAAGCTTTAATACTGCTTGCTGCTGGGTATGTTATAACATTGACTCACTTAAACAAAAAATAATATGGATCTAAGGAGGTAAAACATGGAACTAGAAGAAAGACTAAAAAAGTTACTAAAACTTTCAGAACACGGTATTGACGGCGAGAAAGAAGCAGCAACTAAAATATTAAATAATCTTATGAAAAAGTACAACATAACCGAGGAACAATTAAAGTCTAAATCTGTAGACTGGTATAAATTTAGAGTACATAACGACTGGGAAATGAAGTTACTATTTCAAACGGTTTATAAAGTTTTAGGTTATGGTAGCGACGGTAGATATATAAAAAAATCAAAGACAACTTATCTTTTTGAATTAACACTCGAAGAAAGTATCGAAATCGAATATATCTACTCTATATATAAACAAGATTTAAAAAACGAATTTGATATATTCTATCAAGCGTTTATATCTAAAAATAATATTTTCCCAGATAATGCTCCTAAAGCTTCTGACGACGAGACTATAGATTATAAGAAAGCTATAAAAATGCAAAACTTTATGAGTGGTATAGATAACTCTAATATTCATAAAGCTTTAAATTAAGGAGTGATACTAATTATGGTAACTAACATAGAAGAAGTAACTATTGTAAAAGATAACGACTTAGGAGGACAATTAAACCCAGTATCTAATAATAAAGAATTACTAAAAGCGATACTAGGCCGTAAAAATTGTTACATTTATACTAAAGGTACTTTTCAAGTAACAGAACAAAACTTATATGAGTTAAAAGTAAGAAATATCAAACTTGTAGGACTATCTTTTGCTTATCTTTCAAAGGAAATAGAAAAAGTAGTTTTGAGTGGTACAAGTGATATATCTCTTAAAGGTCTAATGTCAGAATTAAGTAAGTCTGAAACGAGGTATATAAATGGTAATAAATAAAATTAAATATTATATCTATTCGAGAAGATACAAAAAGATTTACAGTAGTAAAGGTATAGAAAATATAACTAATGCTAATTATGTTTATCTAGGTAGACAAAATGGAAAAACTATTATGTCTTATAAATGGAATTATATTAGAGCCGTCGAAAGACATGATTTTAAATCAGCAAAGATGTTGAAAAAAACTTATAAAAAGGTATATCGTAAAAATATCTTTTAAAAAATCAATAGCAATTTTACATAATGAAAAGTTGTAAATTCAATAAGAAACTACCATATTCCTATTATAAGGAAAATGCTTATATTTTCTAGGAAAAACTACCCTAGTAGGTAGTGGCTCGTGAATTTAACAGAATTAAGTCATTATGTAAAATTCGTAATAGTAAGAAATGAGGTGTCGAAATGACTAAAATTACGAGAAAAATAAAACAATTTATAACTAAAAGCTACAATATCGAAAAAGATAATTATTGCTGGTACAACACGCAAGTTAAATTATCGCCAGAAGATTTGTACGATTTAGTAAATTATTTTAATAAAAGTAATTATAATTTTATGCTTATTATCAATGGTTGTAGTCAATTAAGACCACAGAGGACATGGGGATCTTTGCCTACTTTCCTAAAAGGTATAGACGGTTGTCATTTAATATTTAAAAGTCTAAGCAATTCATTTATTTTATGTAGCTGGTTAGAAGACTACAAAGATTATAAAAAAGATATGGAAGAATTATTATTACTTCCAGAAGATTTAGAAGTTTATAAATTTAAGAAATGAGGTGTTAAAGTGAAATTATTTAAAAATGTAATAGAAGATACATACGACTATAACGCTATGATAAAAAAATATAATTCAAAAAATCAATTAGTCGATATACAACAAATTGAAATAGCTAGAGTAATTACTATTCCTTTAGAGGAATATGCGGACTTATTAGTTTATAAGGGTAAATATCTAGGCTTAAAAAATCTCCTAGAAATACCAGAAGAAAAATTGAACAAAGGTGTTAAGTAATGTTATCAGATTTTGAAATAAAACTTTATGAGAGTGTGTATAACAACGGTTTAGGTAGATCACATTTATTGAAATTTAAAGAAGGAAAAAACTACAATGTATATTTATTCTATGTGGAAAATAACGGCGAGCATTTTGTAGTCTGTAATGCTTTGTACGGAGAAAAAGAGTCTTGTAGCTTTGGCTATAATCAATACTTTTCTACAATAGAGTCAGCATTAAAATATTTTAACGCGGAGGCTAAACAATGAATTTGATAGAAACTAAAAAATATTATAATGCTTTATCAGAAATAAGAGTTAAATGTCCATGTAGTCATACAATGTTTTTCCCTTCTTATGGTCCAGATATACAGATTTGTTCTCACTGCGGACATAAGGTCTATAGAAACGACAAAGTAAAGTTTATGGATCTATTAAGTAAAGAGTTAAAAGTTAGGAGGTGCTAAAATGGAAGAAACAAAAGAACTACATTGTTCTGAGTGTGGAGCTAAAATTGAAGATAATTACTATAAATGTTTAGATAATTGTTTACAAGTTAATTTCTTTGATACTGAGGAGGAAAATTGTTTTTGCTCTGAGGAGTGTTTTTGTAAATATATGTCTTTGGAGCAGCTAGATGTTGAAGACGACGAAGACGAAATTTAAAGATAAATGCGACGAGTGCGGAAAATTTGATTTTCTAAAAGGCTTTAATAATAAATGCCTTTGTGAAAATTGTAGAAAAAAATATAATTTACCTGTTGAAGAAAAACAATTAAGTATTTTTGATATGGAGGTGTTAGATAATGGAAAACAACGCAGAAATACTGGATCTACTAAATGAGCTTTACGAAAATATCAGCGAAGCTATTAAACCAATATTAGACGCTATAGAAAGACTTGGTAAATCTTTAGCTAATACTTTCTTAGAAGCATGGGAAGAAGTAAAATACAATATGAACTTTTTTGACAAAAATATTTCTCGTAAAAGATTTATTAAACTTCTTATGTCTGTTGGTTATCAAAGAAACACCGCTAATAAAATAGCCTGGAAATATCACAAAGAAAAAGGAGAATATACTTTACTCGACTTTTTAATCGAAAATCAAAAAAAGGAGGACCTTAAAAATGATATGGTTAGGAATTAGTATTATAATTTCTTCTCTATTGCTAGACGCTGGTATGTGTTTAGCTGTAGAAAAGTATTTTGAAGAAAAAAAGAATAGAAAGTAAAAAAGGAGGATCTAAAAATGGCTGATAATGTAGAAACAGCCAACACAGAAAAATCACAAGTCGATTTTAAGGAAATCACAAGTTACATTTTTGAGGAATTATCTAAGCGAAATTTATTACGTAAAGGAACTTCGACATATCAAAATACAGAGTCGCTTTTATACAAGTATAACGACTTAAAAAAATCAATAGAAGATCGCGAAGACGAAATCGAAGAAATTAAGACTTCTGGACTACGCGCAAAATCTAAAAGTATTTTAAAAATGCCAGAAGGAAGTCATAGCGATCATGATACTATCGAAGAAAGCATAATTGAAGGTCTTATTGAGGACATCAAAAAAACGCAGCTTGTAATAAATCGTATAGACAGAATAATTAAGAAATTTAAGACTGATAAATACATAGATATTATTAAGCTAAAATATTTCGAAAATAAAACGCAGCAAGAAATAGCTGAAACACTTGATAAAGACACATCTACAATATGGCGAAATAACAAGAGACTTATTAACGAAATTAAGGTTTATTTATTCCCTAACGACGTTGTGAAAGAATTAACCTCTTGACAAAATGCAATAACCCGCGCAATACTCGCGCCATTGACATAGCAATTTTTATACTTTATAATGTGTATAATATGAAATAATTGGAAATGAAAAATCACGTCTTTTTACAGGCGTGTTTTTTTGTGTGTTGCGAGGTGGTATTATGGCTAGAGATTTCGCTAAAGAGTTCTATCGCTCTAATGCGTGGCGCAAGACAAGAGCCTATATCTTCAATAAAGAGCATGGTATCTGTCAGCGTTGCCATGGTGCTAATGGACCAGGCGAAATAGTACACCATAAGATATACCTTACTCCTTCCAATATTCATAACCCAGCTATCACACTGGGAGAGGACAACCTAGAGCTATTGTGTAGAGTATGCCATGCTTTAGAGCATGAGTCAGAACTGCCAACAGATAAGTGCCTTATGTTCGACGAGGAAGGTAACCTAGTAGAGAGGAGTGTTGACAATGACTATCACAGTCTATACTAACTATTTAATTATGTCTTATGATGTAGTCTTTCATGGTACTACTACAGAGCTAGCTAAAGCTTTGGACGAAGGACCTGTACTACTAAGCATTAAAGGCGGTGGCGAGGTGTTAATAAATTCTATCAACGCTGCTCTAATAGAAATAAAAGACTCCCCCCTAACTTAAAAAATATTTGCTTCTCAGTGAACCGCGCTTGAGTCCTTTCTCGAACCGCTTCGGTCGTGTGAGGGGGGTGTAGTCAAAGGTGGTGGAAAAATGGAAAATGAAGACGTTAATTCTAAAGAATTAAAAGAAGTACCAGACTATAACAAAGAGTTAAAAAAACTAAACAAAATCTTTAAAAATATCTCAAAAGATAAAAAAGATTTGGTACAAAAACTTATAAAAAGTGCTGCTTTTATGACAGTAGAATTGACTAAGCTAGAAAATCATATAAGCATACATGGAGTATCTGAGACATACCAAAACGGAGAAAATCAAAGTGGGAAAAAAATGTCTACAGAAGCCAGCGCTTATAACACCATGATTAAAAATTATACGTCGATCATAAAGCAATTAACTGAACTATTGCCAGAAGGTTTACCAAACACAAAAGAAGGTAACGCCTTAATGAATTTTGCTACTAAACCTAAAGGACGATAGCTAATGAATTATATTCGAGAGTATAATTCAAAAATACAGTCTGGCGAAATTAAGACAAGTCGCAGAGTTAAAGCTGTTTATGCTCGATTAGTTAAAGAAATGGACGACGAAAAATCGTCTTTTTATTTTGACGAAACGGCCGCTATGAGACCTATCGAATTTACTGAGACCTTTTGTAAACAGTCTCAGGGAGAACTTGGAGCAGATCTAAAGTTAGAACTATTCCAGAAAGCTTATATACAAGCTTTGTTCGGTTTCTTAGAAAAAGATACAGGTTATCGAAGATTTAACGAGACTATGTTCTTAGTCGGCCGTAAAAATGGTAAGACTACACTTTTATCTTCCATAGCGCTTTATATGTTAATTGCTGACTACGAAGGCGCAGCAGAAATATACTCAGTAGCAACAAAGAAAGACCAGGCTAAGAAATGTTTAACAGAAGCTATAAACATGGTTAAGCAAAGTCCAGAGTTAAGAGCTGTTTTAAAGAAGCGAAGAAATGACTTATATTTTAGTGCCACTTCTTCTATCTTTGAGGCGTTAGCTTCTGACTCTAATACGTTAGACGGTCTTAATAGCCACGCGGTTATTATAGACGAACTACACGCTATTAAGGATCGTAACTTATACGAAGTTATGAAACAGTCTATGTCAGCACGTAGACAACCATTACTTGTAATGATTACTACAGCTGGTACAGTACGCGAGTGTATCTTTGACGATAAGTACGATTATGCTTGTAGAATAGCTGACGGAGAAATAACAGACGATCATTTCTTACCTATTCTTTACGAACTAGATAATCGTAACGAGTGGACGGATCCGTCTTGTTGGGTAAAAGCTAACCCTGGACTTGGAACAATTAAGAGTTATAACACTTTATCTCGTTTCGTCGAAACGGCTAAAAATGACTCTAAAGAATTACCAGGAGTTTTATGTAAAGATTTCAATATTCGTGAAAACGATAGTAACGCTTGGCTAACTTTCACAGAAATAAATAATACTGAAACTTTTGATATGGAAGATTTAAAGGACACTTACGCTATCGGAGGCTGCGACTTATCAGCTACTACCGACCTTACTTGTTCTTCTCTACTTATTCGAAAGCCTAACGACGAGAAAATATATGTTATTCAACATTATTTCTTACCACAGGCTAAAATTGATAAGTTAGACGAAAAAAATACACAAGAAGCGCCGTACAAAATATGGCGTGATCGAGGTTTACTTACTGTATGTGAAGGAAATCGTGTCAATTATTCACAAGTTACGGAGTGGTTTGTAGAAATGCAGCAGAAATACGGAATAGATCCTATTTACGTTGGTTACGATAGAGCTTTAGCTGGTTATTGGGTGGACGAAATGACATCTAACGGCTTTCAAATGGAGTCTGTCGCACAAGGACCATTTACTTGGTCTCAGCCAATGCGTGAAATGGGCGCAGCTTTTGCGGATCATAAAGTAAATTACAATAATAACCCTATTCTTAAGTGGTGTTTATCTAATACCGCTGTTAAGAAAAGTGGTTTAAATAATATACAACCTGTAAAAATAAATGAACGTCGTAGAATTGACGGAGCCGTTTCTTTATTAAATGCTTGGGTTTTATACGTTAAGCATTATGAAGACTTTATGTATAATGTGGGGTGATCTAATGAAACAAAGAGGCTTATTTAAAACTATATTCGGTGGTACTCCTAAAACTACCATGTCCGACGCAACAAGTTACAATATTTATAGTTTATTAAATTCTTTCCAGTCTACTTTTTATAGTAATACTGGTAACGCTTGGGACATGGACGTTGTTAGAAGTGCTGTAGACGCATACTGTAGAAATTTTGCTAAATTAAAAGCAAAACATACGCGCGCTGGTAAAACTGGTAAATCAAAAATAGAAAGATTATTAAATTATAGACCAAACTCACAAATGGAAGCTTATAGCTTTTATTATAAAGTGGCTGCTAATTTAAAACTTACTAATAACGCGTTTATTTACCCAGAGTTCTCTCCTAGTGGAGAACTATTAAACTTCTGGCCGTTAATGTCTAATAAAATTGGACTGTTAGAGAAAAACGGACAATTATATCTTAAATTTATGTTTAAGACTGGAAAAGTAAAAGTCGTTCCTTATGAGAGCATTATTCACATGAGAGGTCAGTTCTTCGATCATGATATTTTTGGTAGTAAAAATACAGCTTTACTTCCAGCTTTGGAAACAGCAGGAGCTATTAACAATGGTGTTTCTAACTTCGCTAAAATGATAAATAGTATAAGAGGTATTTTATCAGCTAAAGTTACGTCTAAAGACGAAGACTTAGCAAAAGCAAGAGATAAATTCGTAGAGAATAACTTTAAAATTTCTTCTAATGGTAGTGGAATAATCGTTACTGATAATAAAATGGACTATACGTCTATTAACGAAAAATCTACTCCTATCTCTGCCGATCAATTATCTTATGTAAAAAATGCTATATATGATTATTTCGGTGTTAATGAGAATATCGTACAAAATAAATTTGACGAAAACCAATGGAACGCCTTTTATGAGGGAGCTATAGAGCCTGTATCTATACAGATGTCTCAATGCTTTACTAATATCTTATTTACTGAAAATGAGCGTAATTATGGAAATGAGATTACGTTTGAAGCTAATAGATTACAATATGCGTCTAATAGTACAAAAATAAATATTGTAAAAGAATTAGCACCTTTAGGGGTTTTAAGGAAAAACGCTATATTAGAAATATTTAATATGGCCCCACTTCCAGACGAAGAAGGAGAAAAAGTTATACAGTCTTTAAACTGGATCAATGCTGAAAAAGCAGACGAATACCAAACTAAAGACAAAGACACTACTCCTCCACCAAAAGAGGACGAAGTAGATCCACCAGACGAAACAAACGAAGAAAATGACGACGAGGGAGGTGTTAAAAATGGCGACGAACAATAATCAAAGTCAAGAAAACAAAGATATTAAAGTTGTAAAACTTAATAATTTTATTAGCTATGAGCTTTTAAAAAAAATGAAAGAAAAAGAGCCTAATACAAAGTTTATTTTGCCTAATGGAAAGGAGGCTGTCCTAAATGACAAAAAACAACCTAATAAATAAGACTGGCCGTGAATTTAGAGCGTTTTGTTCTTTTGAACTAAAGGAACAAAGAAGCGACGACGGCGAAAGTCAAGATTACGTACACGGTGTTCCAGTAGTATTTAATACTCCTACTTGCCTTTATGAATATGAAGGCGTTAAATTCTACGAACAGATAGATCGACACGCTTTTGATAGCTGCGATATGTCAGATGTTATATTTAACTATAATCATGGTGGCCGTGTTGCTGCTCGTCTTAGAAATAATACCTTAAAATTAACTATAAATGATGTCGGTATGGAAATGGACGCATTTTTAGGAGGTACACAATTTGGTAGAGACCTTTTAGAAGATATAAGAGGTGGCTATATAGATAAAATGAGTTTTGCTTTTGTAGTAGCTGCTGACGGAGACGAATACGATCCGTTAACACATACAAGAACAATAACTAAAATTAAGAAGCTATACGACGTATCGGCCGTTGATATACCAGCTTACGATACAACAAGTATCTCAGCACGTGATCTCTTTTCGGAGGAGTACGAAAAAGAGATAAGAGCTTTGGAGGAAGCCAAACTACGCGAGATATGTATAGCAAAAAGTAAAATCTAAATTAGTTCGATAAGGAGGAAATAAAAATGAACGAAAAAAGATTAAAAGAAATTGAAGCTAGAAAAGCTGAAATTAAATCAGCCTTAGAAAACCCAGACGAAAAAGTTGATTTAAAATCAATTAACGAGGAATTAGATAGCTTAAATGCTGAAAAGGAAGCTATCGAAGAAAGAGCAGCTCTTGCTCGCAGCTTAGAGACTGGCGCAGAAGTACCAGACAAAGAAGAAAAAGCACCTACTGTTGAAGACACAAAAGAAGAAAGAAACGAGGTTAAGAATATGAATAAAGAATATCGTAGTGCTTACTTAAAAAATTTAAGAGGCTTAGAATTAACTGACGCTGAAAAAAGAGCATTTACTGTAAGTGGTGCTGGCGCTGTTATTCCAGTTGAAACTGCTGACGAAATCATGAAGAAAATTAAAGATCAAGCTCCATTATTAAATGAAATCACGTTACTTAATGTTAAAGGAAATGTTAAGTTTGCTGTTGAAGGTGTTAAAACAGACGCAGCAGGTCATACTGAAAATGCTACTATCTCAGCTGACGGCGATACACTTGTAACAGTATCATTAAACGGTTACGAAATCACTAAGAAAATTCAAGTATCAGATAGCGTTATGACAATGAGTAACGACGCTTTCGAAGGTTGGTTAACAACTATGATCGCTGAAATGTTAGCTGATAAGATCTGTTACTTAATTATTAAAGGTAGCGGAACTAATGAGGCTACTGGTGTTGATAAAGCTAACACTTGGGGAGCTACTAACTCTGTTACAGTTGGTAAAACTGCTAGCTTAACAGAAGCTAACGTACAAGCTTTAATCGGTATGTTAAAAGCTGGTTACGGTAAAAACGCTAAATTCTTAATGAATAATGAAACATTATTTAATGATTTCATGCCATTACAAAATTTAGCTAAAAACTCTATCGTAACAGAAAAAGACGGTACTTACTATGTATATGGTAAAGAAGTTATGCTTTCTGACGACGTAGCAGCACATGAGGCTTATCTTGGTAACTTTAAAAAGTATGTTGGTAACTTATCAGAAGAAGTTACTATCGTAAGTGGTTTCGACATTGATACCAACTCTTATAAATATCTTGGAAAAGCTATTTTTGACGGTAAAGTTGCTATTGGGGAAGCTTTCGTAAAATTAGTTAAAGCTACTACAGCCTAACTAATAAAAAATAAAGGAGTGATATTATGAGCGAATTAAAAAAAATAAGTCCAGAGTTTTTAGTTAAAGCTAAAGGCGTCTTACGTATTACTACTAATGATACTGTTATCAATAGTGAAATCGAGACTCTTATTAGAGCTTGTCAAAGGGATTTAATAAGAAACGGTATTACTCCTAGTTTAGTTTATGATTTGGAGGACAGTCTAATTGAAATGGCTGTCCTTACTTATCTTAAAGCTGAGTTTGGACTTGATAATAAAAATTATGATAAGTTTAGATCTTCTTACGAACAATTAAGAGCTGATCTTTCTTTAACGGACGATTACGTTACCGAAAAGAAGGTGTCGTAAATGTGGAGCGAAGTTTTATATCTATTAGAAGAAGTAGAAACTTTTGATAAACTTAATAGGCCTCACACTTCTTTTAAAGAAAATAAAGTATATGCTAATAAGAAGTCAGTAAAAAGAACTGAATTTTATCAGGCGCAGGCTGCTGGTTTTAAACCAGAAAAATGTTTTGAAATAAGAACTATAGAATTTGACGAAGACAGATATACTCACGCTAAATATAATGACGTTATATATAAAATATTACGTTCTTATGAAGTTGATAGCGAGAAAACAGAAATTACTTTGACAGGACTTTCTAATAAACATGAGTAATAATGATATTAAGTTTATAGATACATCTAAAGACGTTAAAAACACTATGGTAAAGCTTTCGAAATCTGCTCTACGCGCTTCTGCTAAAGTAGCTGGTAAAGCTATTAGAGAAAATACACAAAAATATACTGGTAAACTTTCTAAACAAGTTGGTTATTGGGCGAGAATAAATCGAGATACAGGACAACCAGAATTACAGATCGGTTATTATTCTAAAGGACAAGCTAAGAAAAAAGGAAAATCTCCGTCTCATGCTAACCCAGCGTGGAGCGAGTTCGGAGTTAGTCCTCATGTAATAAGCATAAAAAAAGCTAATACTTTAAGTAATGGTAAAATCAATTTCGGTAAATCGGTCAGCCACCCAGGACTTAGAGGTCAAAGTATATTAAGAAATAGTGTTTTCAATAATATAGACGCAATTAAAGACGCACAAAAAGAATTTTTATCAGCGCTAAATAAAACGATAGAAGCCGCTGGAGGTAAAGTCGTAGAAAGTGAGGAGATAGAAGATGCCTAATTCAAAAGATGTTTTTGTAGCAATACAAGAATATGTTAATTCAAAAGATGTTATAAAACTCTATTATGAAGAAGCTAGCAAAAAAGCTACTTTCCCCTATGGTGTAATAACGGATCCTGTTGAGACAAGTTTACGTTATGGTAATTTAGTTTATTTTGATATAAATATATGGTCCAAAGAGCCTACTACTGGCGACGATTTGGAAGATATAGTCAGAAAGCTAATTAAATTATTAGATAGTAAACTTTTTTCTAAGCAAAGAGCTGTAGTATATTTTGAAACACAAAAGCCAGTATCTGATCCAGAATTTGAACTCATAAAAAAACAAGTAACATTTAGTATTAAAGTATTTTAAAAGGAGGAAAAACAAATGTTAAGAGTATTTACTGAAAATGACGTCAAGAAAATTCAAATAGACGAAGGTATTGTCGTTTTTAACTTAGGCGAAACAAACGAGTTAATCGTAGGTCCTACTCGTGGTGGTGCTGAAATGACTATAACTCCAGAAATTAGAGACATTGAGTTTGACGGTCGCCGTGGTAAAACTGCTGGTATGCAGGTTATTGACGGAGAAGACGCAACTATTAAGGTCGTTTCTTTATGTTGTAGTCAAGAACTATTACAAAGAGGTTTACCTAATTCTGTATTAAACCCAGAAACAAAGGTTATTACACAAGGAAACTTTGGTGTAATTAGTAAAGAAAAATATCTTAAAACTATCGACATCATTACACAAATGTTAGACGGTACTTATAAGATATTATCATTTAATTATGGACTACATGAAGGAGCATTTACTTATAAAGCAGCTCCTAAAGCTGAAAACGAGCATAATTTGGAAATCATACCTCATTATACTATTGACGATAGTAGTAAGCTATATTCTATTAAAGATAGTGAAACTTGCCCTATTACAACAGGAAACGGAGAATAAAAATTATAAATTTATTCTCCTTTTTGTTTTCTATTTGAGCGATAACAAAAGGGAGAATAATAGAAAGAAGGAAATTATGAAAACAGAATATTTACTAATGTTAAGTGAAATCTTAGATAAAATGGAAATCACAGAAGAACTAAAATCTTTAGAAGTAAACACAGGCGACGAAAAGAAAGATCAAGAAGAACTAGGAAAGCAACTTATAGCTTTATTAGTTACACGTATTTATAAATGTAAAACCGAAGTTTATAAGTTTATTGCTACTTATAAAGGTTATTACCCAGAAGAATTAGAATTTAATAGCGAAGATACAGAAGAAATCAAGAAAGAAAAAACTAATAAATATGAACTTGCTTGTAAGGAAGCTATTAAAAAAGCTAAAAATGAAGATGTAATCGCTATTCTTAAAGAAGTATCTAAACTTCCTGGTTTATCGGATTTTTTATCTATAGCGTAAGTATCGGTACTGCGGAGGTCTTACGAATATTATATAAGCATTATGGCGGCTTAGACTGGTTTGAGGGAAAGCCGTCTTTTTTGTTAGGCCAATGTTTAGATAACGCGGTTAAAAAAGAGACTGAATTACCTAAGCTTATTAACGAAATTGTTAAAAAGTTATCTAATAAAAGCTCTTTTGTTCCACAGTTAGAACATAAACCTAAAAAGAAAATGCGAAGCGCAGAAGAAATTATGAAAGATTACGGTTTAGGAGGTGTTAAACTTGGCTAGTATATTTAGTTTATATGGATCTATATTTATTGATAATGAAAAAGCTAATAAGGCTATTGACGGTACTACAAAAAAAGGCGAAAGCTTCGCTTCTAAACTTGGAGGCGTTTTTTCTAAAGTAGGAAAAGGCGCTCTTGTTTTAGGTGGAACTCTTGCTACTGCTGCTACCACTATAGGAGGTTTAGCGATCAATACTCAAAAGAATATGGATCAAGCTATGAACTCATTTATAGCACAAACAGGAATTGCTAAAAATGAGTCTGCGGAGTGGAAAAAAGCTCTCGAAGATATATACAAAGGTAACTATGGCGAAAGCTTCGAAGATATAGCCAACTCTATGGCTTTAGCTTCACAAGAATTATACGAGTTTGACTCCTCACAGATAAAAGATGTAACCGAGAACGCTTTAGCTCTGCGTGATACTTTTGGTGTCGAAGTTAATGAGTCTATTCGAGCCTCTAAGGCTTTGATTACTCAATTTGGAATATCAGCAGACGAAGCTTATAACTTAATGGCTCAGGGAGCACAAAACGGCCTCGACTTCTCAGGCGAGCTAGTAGATAATATTAACGAATATTCCGTACAATTCGGAAAGTTAGGTTTATCTGCCGAAGATATGTTTAATATCTTTCAAAGTGGTGCTGACGCTGGAGCTTGGAACTTAGACAAGATCGGCGACGCCGTTAAAGAGTTTTCTATTAGAGCAATAGACGGCTCTAATACTACTATTGAAGGCTTTACAAAGTTAGGCCTTAATTCAGACGAAATGGCTAAAAAGTTCGCAGCTGGAGGAGATACCGCTAAGAAAGCCTTTTATGAAACCATTGACGCTATTAAAGCTATGGACGATCCAGTACAACAGTCTATTGTAGGTGTTGATTTATTTGGTACTATGTGGGAAGATCTAGGACCAGAAGTCGTTACACAATTAGGATCTATACGAGATATGTACGACGGAACGGCTGACTCCATGAATAAAATTAAAGAAGTAAAATACGACGATATAGGTAGTATGTTCGAGGGTTTGAAGCGTAATGTAGAAATGCTCTTACTTCCTTTAGGAAATGCCCTAATGCCTCTTATTGTTTCTATCATGAATTTGGTCTTAAATAATATGCCTTTGATCGAGGGTTTGATTAACCAGTTAACCCCAGTCATTACTCAATTATTTACAGCACTTATTCCACCGATACAGACTTTTATAGAGACTGCTTTACCAATGATCGCAACTCTGACAGAGCAGATCCTACCTATATTTATAAGTTTACTTACGACGCTGTTACCTCCTATTATGGAAATCGTACAGGCGCTGCTCCCAGTTTTTGTAGAATTGATACAGATGTTATTACCTCCAATTTTACAAATTGTAGAAATGATTTTGCCTTTATTACTTAGTTTGATACAACCACTTTTACCTTTATTACAACCTATCTTATCTCTATTACAACCATTTATCGACTTGTTGATGTTAATTTTACAGCCATTGACTCAATTACTTAATGTAATTTTACCGCCTTTGATGTCATTACTAAACATTATTATACAGACTATTATACCTATGCTTTCGGCTCAGTTTACGTATGTCGCTAATATTATAGGTAGCGTCTTCGGAAATGCCTTAAGCTATATTACTTCACAAGTTCAAGTTGTTAAAAATATTTTTATGAGTATAATCGACTTTATTAAAAATGTGTTTACTGGTAATTGGCGAGGTGCCTGGGAAAATGTCAAAAATATTTTTAGTAATATTATTTCTGGTATTGCGAACGTCTTTAAATTTCCTATTAACCTTATCATTGACGGTATGAACGCATTTATAAAAGGTCTTAATAAATTAAAGATCCCAGACTGGGTACCAGGAGTTGGTGGAAAAGGTTTAAATATACCTTTACTTAAAAAACTTCGTGTTGGTATGGAATATGTACCTTATGACGATATGCCAGCTTTACTACATAAAGGCGAACGCGTTTTAACCGCAGACGAAGCTAAAGAATATCAAGAAATAACATCAGCTGTTACTAATAATGAAACTACTAATAATTGGAATATAACAATTAACTCAACAGAGCCTTTATCTCCAGCAGAAACAGCTCGACAAACGCGTAAAGCTATTCAAGAGTTAAATCTAGTACATGGAAAGGCGTGATTATATGGAAAGAACTTTAATATATAAAAACCATAAAGGCGATATGATTACTTTTACATATAAACCGCCTTTTCTTCTAGGTATCTGCGACGGTTTTCACGAAGTTGTTGGAACTGTTAATACTATTAGCTCAGCCTATGGCGTTGGTACAAAATGGAACGGTACAAGTATTGGAGAGCGAGAGCTTACAATAAAAGGAACTATTACAGAAAACATACAAGAAAATAGACTATTATTATTCGATATGTTTCCTAGAAATAGTGAAGGTACTCTTTACTATTATGAAGGTAATATCGAAAGAAAGATAACTTGTGTTGTTGAAAAAGTAATAATACCAGAAAAAGGAACATATACAAGAGATTTTTCTATTTCTCTTGTTTGTCCTAACCCTCGTTTTTCAGCTTTAGCTGCTACAATATTATCTATGGCTACATGGACGCCAGCGTTTAAGTTTGCGTTGAAGATCCCACAAAGTACAGGTATTAAGTTTGGAACTAAAAATACTACTTCTATGGGAACAACACAAAATACTACTGAAATTGATTACGGTATGACAATAACTTTTAAAGCAAATGATACAGTCGTTAACCCATATTTATTTAATGTAAATACACGAGAGATAATACATATAGAAAAGACAATGTCTGTAGGAGATAAAATCGTTATAACTACTCATATTGATAATAAAAATGTAATGTTTATAAATGCCTTAACTGGCGAAGAAGAAAACATCAATTATTTAATGATGTATGGTAGTAAATATCTACAAGTACCTAGCGGAACTAATACGTTTAGATCTGGAGCTGATAGTGGCGAGGACAACTTAGAAACTACTATCGAATTTCTACCAGAATATGAGGCGGTATAATGAAAGCTATATTTTTAAATGTGTATGATCGTGATTTAAACTTCTTAGGCGTTATAGATAGTTATAGCTCTTTACGTTGGAGACGTAAATACTTTGAGGCTGGAGAGTTTGAACTGAATATAAACCCTACAGCTAACAATTATAGATTATTAAATGCTGATAATATTATTGTTAGAAGTGATTTAACAGAAAATGACGAGTTCGGTATTATTGACTCCTGGAAATTTAAAGAAGATAAAGACAAGCTAACAATTACTGTGTATGGTCGGTTTGGTCTGTTTTTATTAAATAGAAGAATTATAAAAAGTCGTATCAATTATAGAGGAACGTATATCGGAGGCTTTAGAAAATTATTAACTACTATGAGGCCATTTAGTAAGCTCGATATAACAAGTAGTGATATTGTTAGTGGTAATGTTGATTTTCAATGTACTTATAAAAATGTATATACATATCACGAAAAACTATCTCGAGCGTCTAATATCGGTGGTAAAATCGTGTTAGATTTAGAGAATAAGCGTTATAAATATGTTAATTATGTTGGAAAAGATAGAACAGAAGATCAGAAAGTAAATACTAGGTATGAATTTAGCGAAGATAAATCAAACTTAGATACAACAGAACATACATATAGTAGAAAAAATATGATTACAGATGTACTCGTTGGCGGCGCTGGCGAGGACACTAACAGAATTATGAGAACGGTTACCAATGTTACAGCTGATACTCACGATTTCGATATTAGAGAGGCGTTCGTAGACGCTAAAAACGAAAGTAACAAAGATCTATCTACTACTGAATATAACGCTATCTTAGACGACTTAGGAAAAGAAAAGTTAGCAGCTCCTACACAAACTTTCGAAGCTACAGTAAACGCTACCGATTATAGAAAATATTGGGACTTAGGCGATATTGTAAATATTAAAAAAGAAAGTTGGAGTATGGTTATGAAACAAAGAATTACCGAAGTCGAAGAAGTAATCGAAAAAGGAAAACATGATGTAATACCTACTTACGGTAACCCTATAGCAGAAACTTTTAGTAACGAATAAAGGAGGAAATAATAGTTATGGAAAAGTCTAGTTTTTTTAATGATATAGACGACGATAGAGTCTATTTCGCGGAAGACTTCGCTAGACATTTAGCGAAGTATTTTACTAATGGTATCTTTAATAATGAATTGAAAGTAATAGCTAATAATGATATGACGGTAACTATTCAAGAAGGCGACGCCAATATTGAAGGTTACCGTTATACTAATACTGCTAGTCTAACTAAAACAATAGATACAGCAGACGGATCATTAAAACGTATTGATAATGTAGTTATAAGATTAGATTTAACGAATAGGTTAATATCAGCTCAAATAATCAAAGGAACATTTAGCGACAGTCCGTCTGCTCCTTCTTTAGTTAGATCCTCTACTATTTATGATCTTAAATTAGCAGAGGTTTATATTGGTAATGGTGTAACTTCTATTACACAAGCTAATATTACTGATACTAGATTTAATAAAAATATGTGTGGTAATGTAGTATCTACAGTAGAAACAATAGATACTACAGATGTATATAATCAGTTATATACGAAATTTGAAGAAATCATACAACAAGAGACAACAGAATTTACAGCTTGGTTTAACAGAATTAAAAATCAATTAGACACAGACGCAGCAGGTCATTTGGCCGCAGAAATAAATAAAATAGTCGATAGTGGCCTTAAAAGTTATACAAAGACACTGACTGTAGATAACTGGTCGCTAAACAACGAGACTAATTTATATGAATATGATATAATAGATAGTGATGTTACATCTAGCACGTTAGTAAATGTTAATTTAGATTTAGTAAATCAAGTTAAACTTAATGACGGTATGGTTAACTCCTACAATGGAGGCTTTAAGATAATTACTTCTGAAAAACCTCTCGAAAATATAGATACCACTATCACATATCAAGTATCTAATTTAAGTTTGGAGGGGATCTAATATGTTGGGTGTAATCAATGTTCGAGATAAAAGATCGAACAATTTAAGTAAGGTTTACGGAGTAAGACGTTCCCTAGCTTCATCTTCGTCAGCCTGGGAAAGAATTGAGGACGCTGTAGGTTTAGTAGCTAACGCGCAAGTGGGAACAACTGCTGTAAGAAATGATTTCGATAGTATTTACCCATGGAGCGATATAATTACTTGTAATTATAATAACTCTACTAAAAAGGTAACCGCTTACTATGGCGACGCTAACTTCTCATTTACTGGCGGTACTAACATACAAGTTATGACTATTATTCCGGAGTTTTATTACAGACGTTATGTTTCTGACGGTTACGAATATGTCTTAATTTCTAAAGATAAATTAAGCGGCTTTATTCAAAGTAAAGAATTTATGATCGGACGTTATACAATGTCTGGATCTGCTTCTGGGGTATATAGTCGTAGCGGACAAGCACCTTTTGTTAATAAAACTATTGCTGAGTTTAGGCAATATGCTAAAAACTTAGGTGCTGGCTGGAGTCAATTAGACTGGCATTATTTCTTAATACAACTACTTTATTTAGTAGAATATGCGGACTATAATATACAGTCTAAAATTGGTCCAGGACATACTAACGCTAACAACACAGCAGCTAAAAGTAGCGGTGGCTGTAACAGTTTAGGTATGAAGTCTGGTACTCCTGTTAAAAATGATACTAACTCTGTCATTTATAGAGGAATTGAAGACCTATACGGTAATATATGGCAATTTTTCGACGGTATAAATATCAAGAATTATCAAGCATATATTAACTATAACCCTTCTTCTTATGCTTCTGATGTATTCGACGGAGATTATCAAAAATTAGGCTATGTTAATAGCTCTACAAGTGGTAGTTACATAACAGCTTTAGGTTATGATCCTAAACACCCTTTAGTAGGTCTTCCTACTGATGTAAACGGTAGTAGTAACAGTTATATGACAGATTATTACTGGACTGCTAATGAGAACAGAATAGCTCTTGTCGGCGGTGCTTGGCCTGATAATGCCCG